CACAGCACCACTAGCATAAATACCATAGGAGAATCAATAAATGCCAGACACTTATAAAAATTATTGTACAAAATTAACAAGCACAAATCAAATTGTAATTTATCCAGGAATATCTGGAACAGCAATTATTAATAGTATACATGTTTCAAATGTTGATGCTTCTAATAATGCTAGTATAACTTTATTGTTATCAAAAGGAGATGCTCCAAATACAGATATTGATGAGTTTCACATTTGTAGAACAACTTTAGTTCCAATACAATCTTCATATCAGGCACTAGATGCTCCAATTCCATTAGAACCGGGTGATTTATTACTTGCAGTGGCATCAGATGCAAATAGACTAGATGTAATAGTTTCAGTTTTAGAAATAACATAAGAGGAAAAAACATGGCTTTAAATAAAATAATACAACATCAAAGTGGAGCATATGTAAATTACTGGAAAATTAAAGAAACCAATTTGAATTATGTTTCTAAAAGCGGTTCTATAGTTATAGATGGTTATGTTTCTCAAGAAGCAAGAAATGAAAACAAAACTCCATTAATGTCAAAAGAAGTATTAGCAACAAATCAAGATTTTGAAACTTGGTTTTTGCCAGTTAATGTAGATCCTTTAAATATAAATCAAGTTAAAAATTCTTATTTATTTTTAAAAACTACACAAGATTTTTTAGGTGCAGAAGACATCTAAATCAATCTAAATAGTTGACAAACTAAAAAGCAAAGATATACTTACAAAACCAAAGAAGGAGAAATTTATGCATTTACCAACTTACTATCAAGAATTTATCCACCTCTCAAGATACTCAAGATGGTTGGAAGAAGAAGGTCGTAGAGAAACTTGGGAAGAAACGGTAAATCGCTATTTTAATTTCTTTGATAATCATCTCAAAGAAAATACAATGTGTAAGTTGGACAAGACAACAAGAGAAGAACTCCGTCAAGCAGTTCTAAATCTTGAAATTATGCCTTCAATGCGTGCTCTAATGACTGCAGGAGAAGCACTAGAGCGCGATAATACTGCTGGTTACAATTGTTCATATGTCGCAGTAAATCGTGTCCGTTCTTTCGATGAGATATTGTACATTCTCATGTGCGGAACAGGTGTAGGCTTCTCCGTGGAGCGTCATTATGTTGATAAACTTCCTACAATCGCTGAAGAGTTTACTGATTCGGATACAACAATCGTTGTCCAAGACAGCAAGGCTGGTTGGGCTAAAGCTTACAAGGAACTTGTCTCCCTACTTATTGGTGGTCAAATTCCAAGATGGGACTTATCTAAGATACGCCCTGCTGGTGCCCGACTCAAAACATTTGGAGGTCGTGCGTCTGGACCAAAACCATTGGATGATCTGTTTAGGTTCAGCGTGGATACATTTAGAAGAGCAGCAGGAAGAAAACTCACCTCCATCGAATGCCACGATATTGTCTGTAAGATTGCGGAAGTTGTTGTGGTCGGAGGAGTTCGTAGATCGGCTCTTATCAGCCTTTCAAATCTTACCGATGAACGGATGCGTGATGCTAAGACTGGAGCATGGTGGGAGGCGAATCCTCAAAGAGCACTTGCGAATAATAGTGTAGTATATAAGGAGAAGCCAGAGATTGGTACATTCATGGAAGAATGGGTATCTCTTTATAAATCAAAGAGTGGTGAGCGTGGTATTTTCAATCGTGATGCTTGCCAAAAGACTGTAGCAAAACTAGGTGATCGTCGTGATCCAAGTTATGAATTCGGTACAAATCCTTGCTCAGAAATTATTCTGCGTGATCGTCAATTTTGCAATCTCACAGAAGTTATTGTAAGACCAAATGACGACATGGAGAGTCTTGCTCGTAAGGTTAAACTTGCAGCAATTCTAGGTACATGGCAAGCATCGTTATTGCATTTCCCATATCTTTCATCAGAATGGAGAAAAAACTGTGAAGAGGAAGCACTTCTTGGTGTATCTCTCACAGGTATTCTTGATAATCCAATGATGCGTGATATGCATGGTCTTAAGGCAAATCTTGAGAATCTAAAGCAACATGCAGTTGATACAAACAAGGAATGGGCTAAGAAGTTAGGTATCAATGCTGCAGCAGCAATTACTTGCATAAAACCGAGTGGCACGGTATCACAACTAACTGATGCAGCATCTGGTATTCATGCTCGACACAATCAATATTATATCCGTACAGTTCGTGCAGATCGTAAGGATCCATTGTGTCAACTCATGATTGACAAAGGTTTCCCCCACGAGCCTTGCGTCATGAAGCCTGATAGTGTTATGGTATTCTCATTCCCGATGAAGGCAGATGGATCGGTTACTCGTAATGATATGACTGCTATTGAGCATTTAGAGTTATGGCTAGCATATCAAAGACATTGGTGCGAACACAAGCCGAGTATCACTGTTACTGTGCGAGAACATGAATGGATGGAAGTAGGTGCATGGGTGTACAAGCACTTTGATGAGATCAGTGGTATTTCTTTCCTACCACACTCAGATCATTCATATCGTCAAGCACCATATCAGGACATTACAAAAGAACTTTACGAAGCAATTCTTGAGAAAATGCCAAAAAATGTTGAGTGGTCAGAACTTACTAAGTATGAAAAGGTTGATAGTACAGTAGGTACACAAACCTTTGCATGTAGTGGTGATAAGTGTGAATTAGTTGATTTAACATCTAGTAATTAAAAGGAGATATAAAATGGATAGCAGTACTCTAATGATAGTGTTACTTTCAAGTTTATTGGGTTTTTTGATGGTTAAATTTTATCAAATAAGAAAAGAACTTTATCAGATGGAATTGGACAAGGAAATAGATATGGTTTATAGATCAGTTGATGATGTTCGTTCTAATTTAGAAAAAGAAGTGGAAAAACTTACTACAAAAATTGAAAATGTAGAAAATACAATTTACTCTGAAATAGATGATCGTTATCGTGCATTTTCAAGTGCAATAAATGATGCTGATAGACGAATTGATGAAATTGTATATAATAATTCAAATAAAGAACCAACTTTATTTGATAATGTTTCTTGACATAATAAATACTTGTGGTATATTATAAGTAAAGGAGATTACTATGTTTAAGAACATTCTAGTACTAATCGTAACTTTATGTCTGACAACAACCACACCCGCTCAAGTCGCTGTAGCAGTTGGTGGTGGATGGGGTGGAGTTGCAGTAGCCACGGGTGGTTATGGTGGCTATTACGGGGGTGTAGTAGCACCAGTCGGTGGTTGGTATAGATTTGGTTATGCAAGTTCTTTTTGTGCATCTCCAGTACCACAAGTTCTTCCTGTTGCTCAACCAGTAAGTGCGTACACTGTTTCTCCCGCCTATGTTCAGCCAATTGTGGTTCAACAAGCACCAGCAGTTCGTCAAACGGTCACAGAAGTTGTAGAAAAGAAGAGTAAAAAGGAAAGAAAACCAAAGTCTTCTAAGGAATGCACTTGTTCCTGTAAGAAGTAACACCCGTAAACGGGAAATTAAAGTCCAGTCCTTCGGGACTGGATTTTTTTTATTTTTATTTGCAAAGTATTATAAATAATAATGTATGGCAGGCAGACTTTCAATAGTTTTAAGTCTGATACTTGCGACAAGTTTTTCTTGCAAAGATGTAACTGTCAATTCAGCCAAACAGGAATTACCCCCACCTTCGATAGTAGACATTGTTATTCCTGCTCAAGAACCGGAGTTGTACAAAGGGTTCAATATAGTAAGAGAGGAAGAAGATCCCTATCGATGTGTGGGGAAGGTCTATGATAATAATGAAGAATTTATTGGAAGTGCTATTCAAATTGATAAAAATTTAGTTATAACTGCTGCGCATTGTATTGAAGATACGAATTTAAAATACTTTGAAGTCGGTGGTAAAAAATACAATGTTATTAAATCAATAATGCATGAAAAATATAAAATAGGAAATAGAGTTGTAAATGATATCGGAATATTGATATTAAGTGAACCAACATGCATAACAGAATTTCCAGAAATATCATACAGTCCAAAAGACTTGACAAGATTTGAAAATCTTACAACTGTTGGGTTTTCAAGAGAAATAAAAAAATCTAGTAAACAAGGATCTTTCTATTATTATGGAGTATTGATAGAGGATCCTTTTGTTTTTAAATTCAATTCAACCCAAGATGTTCATATTTGGTTTGGTGATTCGGGTGGTGCAATATTCGAAGAAAATGGTAAATTGGTTGGAATTATTTCTTCTATGTCCATAGTGGATTATAGTATAATTGATATGTCTGGTGTTCCTTTTTATTACTATGAAGATTGGATAAAGAACATAAAGAAAAACAATAAGGATATACTCTTTGACTAAACTGCAAAAAGTTTTGGTTAGTTTGTGTTCTTTATTAATCGGAATAACAATCGGCAGACTATTAGGATTTTAATAAATACTTGTATGGTAATAGCAGGTATTGATTATTCCCTTTGTGGACCAGCAATTTGCGTGTTCGATGGTGATACATTTTCTCACAAAAAATGTTCATTTTATTATTTAACGGATATTAAGAAATATGCGGATACTTTTAGCGGAAACATATTCGGTGAAAGATTTATGGATTGGAATTCTGAACAAGAAAGATATAAAACCATTGCAGATTGGGCTGTTGAAATTGTAATGGGTTGTTCACATGTAGCAATAGAAGGTTATGCCTATTCTGCTAGTGGTCGTATATTCCACATAGCAGAAAATACTGGCTTATTGAAATATAAATTATATGAAATGGGCATGCCAACTACAATAATGCCACCAACAGAAGTCAAAAAATATGCTACAGGAAAAGGTAATGCAGATAAACAAATGATGTATGATTCATTTGTTCAAGATACTGGACAATCTTTAAGATTAACAATGATACCAGATAAAAAAGAAATAACGAGTCCAGTTTCAGACATAGTGGACTCGTATTTCATTTGTAAAAAGTTGTATGATTTTATTGCTTATTCTCAGAATCAGTAGTTTCTTCTTTGCAATTCTTCCATAAATGGTTGTATGCCCAAAGAACTACAACTGCTACTATTGGTAAGTACCAGAGAATCCAACCCCAACCTGAAGAAATTTTATCTCCATTTTGGATGTCATAATTTAACTTATTTAAAATTGGATTCTTAACTGTGCTATCTGGTATAATTACCGGAGTTGCATCGCAAGCAAATAGAAATAAACTTGTTAATAATGCTGTTAAAATTTTCATATGTATCTCCTTATGACTTGTTAGATGCAGCAGCAGAACCAAAGTAAAATCCGACAATGCTCAAAAGAATTTGTCGGTTTTCAGATGTAAACAAATAACCATTAATTTCTACGAAGTATTTCTTCATATAATCAGGTCCAAATAGATTTGTTACTGTGGTATCTACTTCAACAAATGTTGGTAAACCAAAGAATGGTAAAATAAACGGAGCAAGTAATGTTGCAAATAAAACTGCTAAAACTATTGTTCTGCGAACTATTCTACCAGCATCTATTGATACTCTTTGAACCGCTGCATTTTGGTTTTCAGTAGTTCTTTTATTGGCAGTCATCAAGCGGTCGAACATTTCTTTTTGGTCTTGTGATTTTTGAGCCAAGAAACGAAATAGAAAACCAACTAATCCGCCTCCAATTAATGAAATTAATTCTGTAGTCATTTTAAATCCTTTCTAAACTTATTTATTTTTTCTTCTTTTTAATCTTCTTATTACATTTAATAAAGGAAATCTTCTAACTGGTGTTTTAGTTAATATTGGAGAAAAAGCATCTATTCCAGTTGTTGTTCCTTTAGAAGAAGCACCCTCTGCAGATGCTAATTGTGTTCCCATAACTCCTTGTAATTCTTCATCTATTCTATTGATAATAGTTTGTAAAACATTAAATATTTTTTCTTGTTTATTGATTTCTTTAGATTCTTTAATTGTTTTTAATTTTTTAGACATAGCCAAAGAACGAAGACGATTATATATTATTGAGTCTGTTGTAGAAATATTGATTAAATTAACTAGAATGTTTATCAATTCTCTTCTTATTCTTTGATTTTGAGATCTTTGAATAGGGTATCTCAAATTAAACAGAGTGTATTGTGCTTCTTGACCACTTTCACCTGCTAATAAAAGTAAATTAAAAAACCTTCGTGGAGCAACTAGTGGTCCTTTGTTTTGCTCAACATCAAATGCTTTTTGATCTGCTTTTATTTGTTTTGGTAATTTCAATCTCCACTCCCAACTTTCTTTTTATAACATCTAACAACTGCTGCCGAAGCATATGCAGATGGCCAAACCTTGAATCTTGATTTGACACTTGCTTTACATGCAGCATGTGCTTTCTTATTTCTCGGATTCCATTTTTCACAAATAAAGTTTGATAGAGCATTTGTGTAATTTTCTTTCAAACTTTTTTGTTTTCCTGGTCTATATTTGCCTTTATCAGCACTCCAAGTTTTACCAGTTTTATGACTACTGAACTGTTGACCTTTTTTATGTGCTTTTTGTTTTAGACGCACTGCCTTCTTCTTTTGTTTATCAGACATTTCGCCCCATGTTTGGGGAGTCTTACTTGATACTCTACGAGCAGGACGACATTTTACACGACCACGACCCTCATAGGAGCCGCATTCGCTTCCATCTTGTGCTGTCCATTTCTCCTTGAACCAGCGATCTAAACTTTCTTTTAATTTGTTAATTTTCATATTTCTCTTAATCTATTTATTATTCTTCTGTCCAATGGAATATTAACAAGATTTACTTCAGGTATAGTTTCTGGTAAAGTATTTAGGAAAACTATAAAAGTTTTTAAATAAGGGTGTAAATCTGTGTCTATTCTATTAAAAAGCAACCTAGTTGCAGAAATTATATCAAAAACATTGTAAAAAATAATAATATGATTAAGAATTAATCGTTCTCGGAGTTGTCCAGATGACTTATATTTTCTAAATAATCGTTTTAAATACTTAATACGATTCATGTCCTCATGAAATTCGGATATGTTTTTACATTGAGGATTATTGTACATCTTCATTGCAAACATCATATAATTGTCATCATCTAAAGTATCAAATTTCATAATAAACTACTTTTTTGGTTTTTTAGTATCCTTTTTCTTATCTTCTTTTGGTTTAAGGTATGTATTCTTAATTCTCTTAAGATCCTTATACTTCATTAATACTTACACTTTCTCCCAGGAGGGCATGACTTTTTAGAACCTTTCGGACCTGCCCATAATTTTCTACATGCCCAATATTGAGCACCTAATTTACTCTTTTTCTCACCACACTTGTGACGAGCTCTAAATGATTTCCTTGCTGCTGGTGAATAATTGTGACCATATCCTTTAGCACCAAAATGAACAATCTTTTCTTGTCCACCTTCACATGCTTTAACCATCATCTTCTTTCCTGCTGAAGTAGATGGTCTAGGTTTGTTGCAAGGCATATCTGATTTTGATTCTGTAACGGGGCTGAGTATTTTACCACCAACTCCATACATTTGAGAAGATCCACGCTCTCTAGCAATGCGCTTTAACAATGCTATTCTTTGTATAGGGGTACTTTTATTTCTACCTAAACGAGTATCAAACGCACGCAGTATTGCACGACGAGTTTGAGCCTTACG